AATATTTACCTTTAGATAATTTTGGTGTAAATGGATTAAATACACAAAGTAATCCATCTACATTAGACCCATCATATCTTACAACTGCAGATAATGTAGTAATGAGAGAGTCGGGTAGAATATCTTTCAGAAAAGGTTTAAAACAAAAAGTAGTTCCTACTGGTACAGCTATAGGTTCTATGGTGGAGCATAATGATTCTGGAACTAATAAAATATTTGCTAGTCACGGTACTTCTATTTATACAATTGATTTTACAACTCCTAATGCTGCCTTTCCTAGTAGTGGTGCTGATGTTAAGCATACCGTTGCTAACAGTACAGGCAATTGGCAGTTTATTAATTTTAATAAAAGACTACATTGTTTACACACAGGAGTAGTGCCACAAAGATATGATGGTGCACAAAGTTCGGGTTCAAGATGGGCAGCACATGCAACTGACCCTGCGTCTATAACTACGCTTTTTGACCCTAGCTGTGGTATGGGTGCATACGGAAAGTTGTGGGTAGGAGGTGTTACAGAAGCTCCAGATGTAGTTTATTACTCTGTTTTACTAGATGGAGATGATTGGACTGGTACTGGTTCTGGAAGTATTGATTTAAAAACAGTATGGGGAAATGACGAAATTGTTGCTTTAGCACCTTTTTATGGACAGTTAGTTATATTTGGTAAAAACAATATTGTGTTGTATGATGGTCCAGAGTCGGGTGGAACATTATCACTTAATGAAGTTATACGAGGAGTCGGCTGTGTAGCAAGAGATAGTGTACAAGCTATTGCTGATGATTTAGTTTTTTTATCAGAAACAGGATTAAGGTCATTAGCTCGTACAACAGAAAAAGATAAATTGCCTTTGCAAGATTTATCTTTAGCTATTAAAGATACATTAATAAGAAATATTGCTTTAAGTACAAATGTTAAATCAGTATATTTAGAAAACGAAGGCATATACATTATGACTTTTACTGATAAAAATATAACATATGTATTTGATTTTAAACATGCTACACCTGCAGGAACACCTAGAGTAACAACTTGGACATTTGATAATGACAGAGAACCTTCTTGTATGATACAGTCTGTATTGTATGCAGGATTGGTAGCAGGACAAAAAGATGGTGGTATAGCAGGTTATGAGGGATATTTTGATACTGATTTGGCTTGGGTTAGTTCGGCAGCTAGTTATACTAATGCTCCTATTAATGCTGATATATCTAGTATATGGATTAGAATGGGCGAAAGAGTTACCGCTTCTTTATTAAAAAGAATGATATTAATTTTAGAAGGTGGTAGTGGTGCAACATTAGGATTAAGATGGTACAAAGATTACAGTATGAATTCATCTGCAACAACTGAAATTGCATTGCAACCTGCAACAACTGGTACAACAGCTTTATGGGGAGCGTCTACATCATTATATGGTGCTTCTAAATTTACTCCTATATATGGTTTACAAGAATACACAACACCATTAACAGGTAGTGCTAAATATTTAAAATTAAATTTATCTATTTTAAGTAATGGATATGATACTTCGATTCAAGACTTGGCAATAATTTCTAAACAAGGGAAAATAAGATGAGTAATTATACTATAGCAGTCAATTGGTCAGGTAAAGATGCACTTTCGGATAGTGATGCTGCGAAAGTAATATCTGGCTCTGACTTTAATACTGAATTTACAACAATTAGAACAGCAGTTAATTCTAAAGCTGATACCAATGGTGATAGCGGAGAAGATTTTGCTGCAAATAATGTTACAGTAGCAGGTACTTTGAATGTTACTGGAATACCAACTATACCTACTGCTTCCGCAGGAACAAATACAACACAAGCAGCAAGTACAGCTTTTGTTACTACAGCAGTTGCAGCAGTTAGTAAGGCAGTTATTAACGGACATACTTATCCAGTAGGTTCTATATACACTTCAATAGTATCTACTAACCCTGCTACATTACTTGGTGTTGGCACTTGGGCAGCTTTTGGTGCAGGTAAAGTTATGGTAGGTCTTGATTCTGGAGATTCAGACTTTGATACAGCAGAAGAAACTGGTGGTGCTAAAACACATACACTATCTATTGGTGAAATTCCTGCACATACGCATACTACATCAGGTGGACAATCAGGAAATCCTGGTGGTTCATTACCAAATACTTTACCTGTCCAAGCTGCTTCAGGAAGTAATACTACTACAAACACCTCAAATTCTACTGGTGGTGGAGGTGCTCACAATAATTTACAACCATATATCGTAGTATATATGTGGAAACGCACAGCATAGGAGATAAAAATGGCAGATGGCTATGGTAAAGCAGATTTAAGTACAGCAGCAGGTAGAGCAGCATATGGTCGAGCATATGGTGCACAACAAAATTTAGCTTATCGAGGAACAAAAGGTAGACAAAATCTTGGTGTTAGTAATCAAGAATATAAAAAAGCTACAGGTCAAACTGGCGACACTATGAAAATACCTTTGGGTGGTTTACTTGGTGGTCGTGGTAATAATGTACAGTACGCACAAGAAGATTATGACCGACAAATGGCTCTTATGGATAAAATTGCAGAAATGTCTGCAGGATATTCTAGTAATAATACTCTTGGTACTACTGAGATAGACTATGAAAACAAGATGATAACTGAGAGGTTATCACCAGAGTTACAAGCAGAATATGACGCATTAATTGCTCGTAGTAAACAACAAAGAGAAAGAGCAGCAGCTATGGGAGATGACCCATATGAGATGCAACAGTATCTTTACAATCAAAATCTTGCACTAAAACTAGATGAGCAAGATGCGTTGCGTGATGATACTATGGCAGCATTACAAGCTAAAGGTATGTTAGGTTCTACAGGTGGTTCTGGAATATTAGCAGGTGTTGAAGAATCTATATTAAGGTCTAACGCTATGGACTTTAATGACGCTATGGCACAATCACAAGCTATGTTTGACATGGAAAGAAAACGAGGTCAAGAAGATTTAAGTACTGCAGTTGCATTAGGAACAAAACAAATACCTTATATTACAGCAGGTACAAATCAAGGTGCAGCTATTAAAATTGGTAATGTTGCAGGTGTTAGTGCTGCTTCTCGTAATATTGCAAACCAACTTGCAGGTCAAGATTATGGCAAACGAAAAGGTTTGTGGGATATGTTAGGTGGTGGTGGTGGAAGTCGTAGTGGAGGCAATATATTTTCTTCGCTAGTAGGCTCACTAATAGGATAAGGAGTTAAAATGGCAAGTATGTTTAATAATATCTATGATGTTGAACAAGACATTAATAAAATGATGTCTGATACAGCATTAAGTTTTGGAAGATTAGACACAAATGGATATGGACCAATGACAGCTAGTACATTCGGACAAGCTGAAATGTTTGGCAGGTCTTTAGGAACTATGTTGGGTGGTAAAGACCCTCGTATGGAAGAAGCAGAGTTGCAACAACAGCTTATGCAAATGCACCCAGACCCTAGAACAAAAGAAGATTTACTTGCTGTAGCTAAAAGTGCAGGTGAACTTGGATTGCCAGATGTACAAGCACAAATGTTAGAAATTGCATCACAAATGCCAGAACCTAGTCTTGCTAGTGGAGCAGATTTAAAAAGTTTGACTGGTATTTTATCATTGACACAAGGTAGTGATAAGATGGTTATTGATTATTTAAGAAAATTAAATCCAGAATTTGATAGCCAAAAAGAAGATGCAAAAAATGCTGCAATAAGAGAAGTTCGTGCTGAATTTAATAAAATTATAGGTGGATATGAAACATTCTTAGGGTCAAAACAACTTAAAAAATCAGATATTAATAGTATGATGTTTGACAATACTGGTCGGTTAAAAAACATTAGTATGTTTAAATCATATTTAGGTGCTCTTAGTTTAGATGAAACAGCAAATCCATTTGCAAAACATTTGTTTGATATGAATACTATTTTATTAAGTCAAAATAGTGATACAGAAGAATCAGATAATATTGATGGTAATGGTTTAAAAGTAGAAAAAGTAATTAACGATATGCCAGATGATACAACATTTATTGAAAGTTCTTATAATGCTAGTGTTGATGAAGTAGTTGTAGGTAGAAATGATTTTAATAATTTATCTAAAAATGCAAAAAAACAAGCTAATAGGAACTACAAAATGGAAATGATGAATAAATTAAATTCTGTTTATGTAGATTTAGCAAATATTGGTGGTAATTTTTTGAATGAAGAAAACATGAGTGCTTCAGAATTAAAACAAGAAAACCAAAATGATGAGATACAAGATTGGATTACTGGTGGTGTACCTATGCTTGGTACAGTTTATAGTGAAGGCATGCAATATTTTTTAGATAAACCACCAGAAGAATTAGAAAAATTTATAAAAAATCCAGAATGGTATTATAGAACAGTAATTTTAAAACAACCATTTACTTTAGATGAAGAACGAAATATGAACATTTTAAGTCCATTTCCAAAAGATACAAGTGGGGAAATAATTTCACTTTGGGGTATATCAGACTAATGGGGCAAAGATATGTTGATGGTATAGGTTTATATACTTATGACGATAAATTGTCTGAGGAAGAAATACAGGCAAACATAGATTATCGCATAGCAACTACACCTAAATTTGAAAAACAAACTTTTGCTACTGGGTTTAATGACACACAGTCTATGATATATAGATGGTGGCAAAAACTAACAGATGAAGAAAATGAGTATGGCAGATGGATGGAGGGTCAAACTAAAGAATGGGCACAAAATGTTGGTTACTATGACTCTATTGCTTTAGAAGCATATTATGCAGAAATTGCAAATGCTAGAGATTTAACTGGTACAGAACAATCAGATAGAGTTACAAATCGTGAAGTCATGTCAGAATTTAGAGAAGATATGCGTAACGCTTATGAAAATAATAGTGGTGATGTATCAGCAGTACAACAAAAATATGGATATACACCAGAAGATATAAGTGTTTTAGATGGTCTTATGGCTATGATGCAAAATCCTGCAGCATCATTAGGTGCATTAACAGGTATGGCAGTTAAAGACCCAGAGTTATTGTTAATTAATTTTTTAAGAATACCTAAGATTGTTGCACAAGGTACAGAAATGGCTAGGAAAACTGTTACTGCTGCAACAAGAATGCAACCACAGTATGTTAAAAAATTAGGTAGAGCCATGACAAATGCTAGAGCAGCTAACATGGTAGGTAGAGGAGCAGAGGGTGCTGTGTATGGTGGCGTGTATGAAGCATTACATGATTTAACTTTTAAAGGTGAAATAGATACTAAAAATATTAAGACTGGTGCGTCTATGGGTTTTTTATTAGGCACAGCATTTGGAGCAATTACACCTACATCTTCTAACAGTTGGTTTGTAGATAGAGTTGGGTCAAAAAACGCAGAAAAAAAATGGAATAGTACTAGATTAAATCAAAGATGGCAACAAGCACAAGAAAGAACAGACCCTAATGTTAGAGTAAATCCTAATAACACCCCTCTTAAACCACCTAAGAAACCACCTATATTTAGACCAGTACCTAAAGATGCTGAACTGCCAGATGGTTTTACACATCAAAATAGATTTGATTATTGGAGAAGTCAAGCATTAAATACTTACCCTATAAACAAAAGAATTACTATAGAAACTCTTGATAAGAGAATAGAAAATCTTACTAAGCAATTAACTAAAAAGAAAAATCCAGATGGTAGTCCGTTGTTTACTGTTGAAGAGGCTGCAGGTTTAGCAGCTAGACATCAAGCAGAAATAATATTAGCTAAGAAAAAACCAGAAGTATGGTCTGTAATTATGGACAATGCTCTTACTAATCCACAGAAAAATAGAAAGTGGGGAGAGTTTGAAGAAGGTTTACAGGGCAAAAATAACAAAAGACAGCCAGACTATGAAGCACCTCCTAGAAGAGCAGAAGAGTTTGAAAACATATATGACCCAGTAGATTTAAACGCAACACAAGCTGTACCTAAAGGCAAACTTGCTAAAGCAGCAGCTATAGGTGCTGTAGCAGGGGCATTAGTTGCTGATGATGACAAAGAATTAATGGCATTTTTAGGTGCATTATCTTTTGGTGTAGCTAGAGGTACAGTACTTAAAGGCATTAATCCTAGTGTGGCTAAAATGAAATTAGTTGGTCATAAGATAGCTAATGAAGGTAAGAAAGTAGAAGAAGGCATGCAAAAAGGTGCTGCTATGGTTGGTCAGTTGATACAAAAACTAGCTATGGATGATGCTAAACGACTAGAGTTTCTTACAAACTTAGAAAATTTTAGTAAAAAATATGACAAACCATTAGAAGGAAAATACAATACACATAAAGAGTATATTCTTGCGAAACATGGACAAGATTATTTAGAAGCTGTAACTGCTTACCACAATACAATGGAACAATTTTGGAAGATGGGTAATGACGCAGGTGTGTTAGCTGATTACGCACATATTCAAGATTATGTTACGCACATATTTGGCAAAGAGTTATCGCCAGAAAATATGAAAAGATTACGAAATAGTTTTCTTAAACTTGCAGACCAAAAATCATTTAAGTTTAGATTACAAAGAGAATTATTTGACACAATAGAAAACATTGCTAAAGAAAGAAAAATAATAGTTGACCCTGTAAGAATTTTAACTGCATATACTAACTCATTACAAAAAGTATTAGCAGGAAAAGAAATTGTTAAACATTTAAATAAAAGTGGTGTCCAATATGGTGATGAATACTTAGGTCTTGCTGTTAATAAAGCTAACAAAAAACAAGTTGAGATTGCAAAAAGAGAGGGTTATAAAGAAAGTGAAATGCCTTTTCTAAAAGACCAATTATTACATCCGTTGATAAAAACAGCTATAGAAGATTTTTATCAGCCTAGTATTGGAAGTAAAGGATTTGCACACAAAGCGTCTGTATTAAATAACGCTATGAAAAGAGTAGTGTTGTCTGGTTCTTTGTTCCACGCACAAGCATTATTGCTATCTGGCATATATGCAGGTGGATTAGTACATGCGTTTACTAGCAAAGGCAGAGAAACTAGAAAATTAGTAAGAGAATTTTTAAACAATGAATACGATTTAAATGCAGTTGTATACGACAAAAGTGGCAATGCAATTAAAGTGAGGAACAAAGTAAGTGGAAAGTTTGAAGATTTAAAAGGTAATTATGTACACGCAGAGTTGGTTAGAGAAATAGTAGATGCTAGACTAGGCATTGGATATGCTAAGACAAATGAACTTACTAACGCAGGTTATCGTACTGTTAAAGATTTTTTAGATAAAAGATTGCCACCATTAGGTAAAGCACAGGATAAGATTGATAGAATTACATGGGATATAATCCACGACAGGTCTAAAATGTTTGCTTATCTGACTATGAAAGATAGACTAATGAATCCTAAACAAGGGGTATTGGATAATTTATTTCTTGGCAGAAAAGATAAGGCTTTAGATGAATTAGAAGCTAGAGAGGTAGCAGCCCAATATGCTAATGATGCTTATGGTGGACAAAACTTTAATAAATTAAGTTTAGACTGGGAAGCATTAGCAATTGAAAATGCTAATAATCCTAAAGGTGTATTCTATAATTGGTTGGCACTAGCAGCTACACCTTCAAGAAAAAATTTATCTAA